TCCGAAACGGCAACCCACTGCCCGTCGACCTTCTTCACCAGCCGAACCACCCATTCGTCCTCACGGAACTGGGCGTCCTCACGAAACTGTGCGGCCAGGGAGACCGTCCCGTCCGACCAGACAACCACCCCAGCCTGCAAGTCCGAGTGGACTGCTGACAGGCCCGTCTCCGTCATGGTCAAGATGGTTCCGTCCGGCCGGGTCAGCACCTGCTTCGCCGCGTCCGTCGCCGCCTGCCGCCGAGCCCTCCGTCCCACCTCAGCCTCAGCCTCATCGGCGGCCACGTCCGCCTGGTATGCCTTCCTCGCCTCATCGGTCAGGGTCACGGTGTCACCTCTCGAGCCGTCATGACAGGGTGAACGGGAGGGTGAACGGGAGCATGGTTGACGCCCCGCCGGTACCACCGGAGTTGATGACGGTCAGGGTGGCGATAGCCGAGTAGGTGTATCCGACACCGTCAGTGACCCGGCACTTGAACTGCTTCCCGTTCGCTTCGGTGCCGTACGTGTTGGGCCCGCTCCCCAAGGTGTACGTCTGAGCGTTCACGCCGCTCGCGTAGAAGACGCCCGGACCGAAGAAGCCGGTCTCCTCCCACTGGTAGGCGACGGCGCCGGGGGCGACAACGGTGAAGCTGAACGCCTGGTTGGACGCCACGTCAACCGTCTGGCTCGCCGGTTGGGTGGTGATGTCCGGCCCAGGAGTGAAGCTGATGACCGCCGTCTGCGAGTAGACGGACCCAAACCTGTTCGTCACGAGCACCCGGTAGGAGCGGCCGACGATCTCCTCACCAAACGTGCCAGCAAAGAACGGGTGGTTGGCAGTGGTGATCCCGTCGAAGAGGAAGGCGCCAAAGGCGTCGTTCTCCCACCGGTAGGTAAACGGGCCGGGACCCATCACCGACACAGAGAGAGCGCCGCCTTGCGTGAGACTGATGTTCGAGTCCGTCGGCCCCGTGACCACCGGGAGGTCCAACGCTGTGACCGGCTCAACGGCTTGGACGGCGGGGACGATGACAGCGACCGGAGAGGTGACCGCCTCCCACTCCCACTCCACGTTCCCGCCGTCGAGCGGCATCCGCCACCCGGTCGCCTGCACCTTCCTTGTCCCGCCCGCTGCCCCGTCCGCGTAGGTGAACACGTCGAAGTGTCCAGCTCCGGGGAACGGTCCGGTGGACACGTTCAGGGTGGTCGTCACACGCCGGTCGGACGCCACCCTCCGGTCCGCCAGTGAGACAAGCGTCGCCTGCGAAGCAGCCTCATAATCGACAACAGAGGTCCACACGAGCCCGCGACCGTCAATGGAAGTGGGACCGTCCGACTGGTTCACCAGGGTGTAGATCCCGTTTCCCTCCGTCGCGAGCGCAGCACCTTCAGCACGGTTCGTTTGGCGGAACACCCACCGGTTGGGCGTGCTCCACACGTCCTCGGTGATCGTCCGGTCCTCACCGACGATTGTGAGCGACGAGTCGGCGTCGAACACGTACTCAGGGGTCCGAACCTTCGGGTCCTGGTAGGCGCCGCACCGGAACTGCCCGTCCTGGTCAGCCCACACGGAACGGAAGTTGATCGCCTGGAGCAACTCGTTGATGATCCGCAGCCACGTGACCGGGGTGTTCGTCTGGTCAGGGTCAGTGGATTTCGCCACGAGCGGCCACGACTTCATAACCGGGAGAGACGACTCCGCTGCCGACCCGTCGATCAGGACACCTGACAACCCCGCCGCGGTGAACGCTGCGAGGATCGCCGCCCGGTAGGTGGTGTCCTCCGCCACCGAGTAGTCCGCACCCACCTGCCGGTCCAACAACATGAGCCGGTCGTAACCCTGCACCTCGTACGTTTCCGGGGTCTCCCCCACCGTCCGTTGCGGGGTGGTGAGCACGTACACCCCCAGGTTCCACCGTGCGACCGTCAAGCCGCTCGACAGGATCATGTAGGGGCGGACCAGGTCCACGCCCCACGTAAGCGACCGGGAGAGCTGCAAGGTGCAGAAGCCGTGGATGGTGCCGTAACACTTGCGGCCCACCGACCCGCCCACCAGGTCCGGTGAAAGGTCATCTACGAACCCGAGGCTCAGGTTCAACAGGTCAGCACCGAAGTCGACGGTGACGTTGTCGGCCTCGAGGAGAGCGGCGATCTGTGCCGTCGTGTACGCGTCCCTCGGTGCAGCGTTGGGAGTCTGCACTAGACGGCAGCCGAGCCGGTGACTGACTCCAACGTAAAGGACACGTCCGGGTCGATCCCTGAGCCCCTCTCCGACACGTCAACCGACAGGTACACGCCCCACTCAACCCGGCCATACGGGTCACGCAACAGGACCGTCGTCCCGGCTAGCGATCGGAGCCACGCGACCGTCACGCGAGCGCACACGGGGAACGTGGTTTGTAGCGAGGTTGCACTCCCAGGCCTCGTCACCGTCCGGCGACGACCGCCCGCGTAGGTTTGGACCCTGCCAGGGACCGAGCGGGACTCGTTCTCCTGAGCGAACCCGTCGGTAGTGACGTAGTTCGCCAGGTTGTCGGCCTCATGCACCCACAACTCGGACAGCGGAACGCTGGCCACCTTAGCCGGTCCTGACGGTCTGCCGGACCCCTGCCACGACCGCACCGGAGATGGCGTCAATGAGCTTCCTGTCGTACTCAGCCATGTCCTCCGCCGAACCCCACTGGCGGCTACTGCCACCGCTCAGGGAGCCGACGAGCTGCTCGTCGTAGAGCGACATGTCCTGCGGCGTGCCCCACTGCCGGTCGGGACCAATCGCGTTGAGGAGGCCCGTGTCGTATGTCTTCTGTTGCTTGGCTCGGTTCGCTGCGTTGACATCATCGAGAACGGAGCCTTGGAGCGCGTCAAACACTGGCTTGACCAATGCATTCGTGTTGCCGAAGAAGTTGTCGAAGATCTCAGAGAGACCGTAAACGACATCGTCGCCATCACTGATGGTCGCCCACAGTCGCATGAGCATCTCGTCCGCACTTGCGATGGTGGGAATGAGCTTGCCGGTATTGCCGAACATGTTGTCGATGACCTCGGCGGCGCCGTTGGCGACATCGTGTCCGCTCTCAAACACGCGAACGAGGTTCCCGAACTGGGTGTTGAAGTTACGGAGCCACTGGTCACGAGGCGTCTCGGCAAGCACCGTCTTGATGTAGGGGACGAACCCGCCAGCGTTGAACCCGGCCAACGCCGAGTTGTGCAGCCCCGCCAGGTTCCCGGCGCCGATCGCCTTCACCGCCGTCCGTGAGAAGACGAACTCGCCGGGGGTGAGCATTGCCATCACGGAGTCCTGGTCGGGTCCGCCGCCGGGGATGAAGCCACCCGTGTTCGCCGCGTGAATGTGGTCGTAGTGACCCTTCACCTTCCACAGCAGCTCCCGCCAGCCGCCCATCGCCTTGAGCTTCCCGTAGAGAAGGTTGAGCGCGGAGGTGGACCCACCAATGTCGGTGGCAGGGTTCGCCTTGTCCATGTGGTACGAGGTGGGCGACCCGCCCACTGAGGCGTTCTGTGCGGGGGTCCGGTAGGTGGAGGTCACGTAGGTGCCAGCGGTCAACGCCCCCTGCACCCGCTTGAGTGTGGACCCGCCACCCTTGATCCCGGCGTTCAACGACTTCGGTGCGCCCGGACCGTCACCGAACGGGAGGTCGAACTTGGGGAGGGACGGGAGCTTGATGTTCCCAACCGCATCCGCGATCCGCTTCGGGATCTCGGCAAGGACCTCCATCAACCCCTTGATGAGCTTCTGACCGAGCTCCTTGCCGGCGTTGAGCAGAGCGCCGCCAGCTTCAAGAAGTCTCGCGGGGAGACCGACGATGAAGTCAACAACCGCCTTCACGCCAGCAGCCACGGTCATCTTGATGGCTTCCCACGCGCTGGAGGCGAGAGTCTTGATGGCGTTCCACGCCAACGACCACGCAGCCGAGAGGAGGCCGAGGCCAGCACCGACCGCCAGGTTGAGGGCGTTGAGCGCCTGCTTCCCGATGCCGAGGATGGCGTCCCACGCGCCACCGAAGATGCCCTTCACCCCGTTCCACACTCGCGACCAGTCACCGGTGAACACCCCGATGAAGACGTTGAGGACACCTTGGATGGCTTGGAGTACCCCGCCGAACACCTGCTGGACGTTTCCGAGTGTCCGTCGGATGAACTCGAGGATGTGAGTCCCGAACCGGTCCCACAGCTCGGTGACGACCACTACCCACGTGGAGACGATCACCTTGATCGCCTCGAACACGAGGGCGAACGTGGCTCGTGCCTGCTCGATGAACCCCTTGATGCGAGTCATCGCACCGCTCACACCCGTAGCCGCCCCATCGGTGTCGCCACGGAACCGGTCCAGGATCGAGCGGATGAACGTCGCGCCCGTGTCGAAGGCGTCCCTAACGGTCCCGATGGTTTCGCTGATGCGACCGAACGCACGGCCAGCGAAGTCCAGAGCGGCAGGCAGGTTGTCGGCGAGAAAGGCTGCGACCGTCGTGACAACGGGGAGCAACTTCTGACCGAGAACCGCTTGGGTGTCTTCCCACACCCCGGACAAGGTGCGTTGCGTATTCGCCAAGCCGCCCGAGGTCCGGTCGAAGTCGCCCAACGCATCCCCGGCGCCCTCAAGCAAGAGGGTCTGCGTGGCGAGCGCCTTGTCCTGCGCCGTCAGGTTCTTCGTGGTCCCAGCCAGCCCCATCTCCAACGCCTTCTGCTCAACGGCAGCAGCGTTGATGGTCGGAACGTAAAGCTGGACCGCGTCGTACTCGCCGCGATAGGCGGCGGTCATCGCCTGGATCGCTTCCTCAGGCGACTTGTTGTAGAAGGAAGCGAAGTCGGAGGCGAGCTCCGTCTGCGCCTTCGACATCTTCGCCGCTTCCTCAGCACCCACGCCGAGTTGGACGAACATGTTGCCGAACGTGGACGCCGCGTCGAGCGCCCCTTTCTGCGACTGACCGAACGACTGCGCCGCCGTAGACGCCCACTTCTCGATCTCCGCTCCCGCCGACCCGAACACGGTGTTCGACTTCGACAGGGTCTCGTTCATGTCCGAAGCGGCGGAGACGATCCCCTTCGTGAAGTCGACAACGACGCCCACGCCGAGCAGCGCACCGCCGAGAGCGGCGACAGACTTGAAGGTATTTCCGAGCTTCCCGGTGATGTGCTTGTCGGTCTGATCCAGCCCGGGGTCCATGCCCCGGGTGATGTCCCGACCGGAGAACTTGGAGAAGTCGGGCTTGAGGGTGATGAAACCAACACCAGCTTCAGCCATCACCACCCCCTACGTACTGCGGTCGGACACCCATCACAGCCAAATCACCCAACGTGGTGCCACGCCTGCGACGACGTTGACCGGGACGGTCCAACGGCGGAGGCGGCTTCAACTTCTGGAGCTTCTTCACGTCAGCGTGCGGACCAACCAGGGCGTTGTACGCCACCACCTGGAGCAGGTCAGCACAGGTAGCCAACAGCTCCTCAGTGCGAGTCCACCGCTCGGCGTGAACCTCGCCGATCGTGAGCAACATCTCCTCGTCAAGATCGAGGAGGGAGGAGACCGGGGTCCCGGTCGCCGCGGAGAGTTCGGCTACGAACCTTCCGAGGCTTCCGGCACCGTAGGGGTGGGCTCCACCCCTGGCGCCTCCTCAATGGACTCGATCGTGTCGAGCCACTCGTCGAACACGCCGGGGCGGCCCAGCCGGTGCCACGCCCCGTACAGCGACCCTTCGATTCCCGGGATGGTCGCACCGAACTTCCGTTCGACCTCCACCAACACTCGAGGGTTGAGCTTGACTTCCTCGGCGTGCCCGTCGGTGAACGTGAGGCTGATGACGGGAGATGCCATCAGACCCAGGCCGCGTCGTTGCTCAAGATGGTGAAGCTGGCGACACCGTCGGTGGAGAGGACGGAGACGGTCACGTCCAGCATCGCCGGGTCGGTGCGGCTGACGTTGATCTCGGCGAAGTCGGTGACGAGACCCTTCGGGGCGTGGAGCCGGTACTTCTTGGTCCCGTCCACCCACTCGACAACGAACGCCCGCTCGTCCACGGTGCCCGCCGTCGGTGGCGTGTACGTGTGGACCTGGTTCGGGCTGACACCGGTCGTTGCCATCGCACCGCCACCCATTGACAGGATGAAGTTGGCCTTGCCCATCTCCATCATTGCGAACGAGATGTCGAAGGAGCGGGACGCCTCGTACCGGCGGATCGGGTACCGGGACTGCCAGGCTGCGACCTCGTTGAACTCGACGGACGGGTCGAGGGTGACCCCGTCCTCCGAGAGGAAACCGGAGTCAATCCACGCCACGGCCAGCGCGGTTGTCAGATCAGTCGGGCCGGCGGTTCCGACCGGTGCGAAGTAAAGGGCACCGGACTGGCCGATAACCACCTTGTCAGCATTGTTCGGCATGGGAGCTCCTTGTCGGGGTTGGTACTGCGGGGGGTTACGGCTTGATGTGGATGAAGACCTGCACGTCGAACGTGTAGCGGGGACGCGGAGGGGTGACCTCCGTGTCAGGAAGCCAGGAGGGGGTGGTGAGGGTCACCACATGCGTGATAACCGACTGGTCATGCGTCGTGTCCCGCATCGTCAGGACAGCAGCCCGGACGGTGCGAGCGAGGAGAGCCGCAGCAGCCTTCGTGTCCGCCCAACAATCCACCTGGACCTGCTGGGCGTCGAAGTGCTCACGGACCAGCTCAGCCCCGGTGACGAGCCGCACGGTGACGTACGGGTAGGTGGGGGAACCGGGGAGCTCGGTCGACACCCGCTGCGAAACAAGAGTTGCCACGTCAGTCTGAGCGCGGAGGAACTGGACGACCGCCCGCTCAACATCGGGAAGCAGGCGGAGCGGCATCTATCGCTTCGTGGCCGCGTCAGCCGGGTCGCCGCCAGCAGCCTTCGCGTCGGGGACCGTCGAGAAGCAAGCCACCCCCGCACCAACCAGGTGACGAGCTTCCGCCTCGTCGAGCCTCACCTCGTCCCCCACCTTGTGGTTCTCGTGGGGGGCGGCGAACGTCACAGACACCTTTGACATGGGGAACTCCTAACGGTCAGAGGAGCCCATCCGGCCCCCGTACTTGGAGAGAGTGGCTTGCACCCCGGGCCGCAGGTACGGCGTGGGTGCGTTGTTCACAGACCCGAACTCGGGCAGGTGCCAGAACGGGGAGTCGACCTGCACCTCAGCCTCGAGACCGTCTGAGGAGGAGACGACCTCGCCTTGGATGCGGGCACCGGCACGCTTGATCCAGCGGGGAGCTCGACGCTCTACCTCGGCGGCAGCGTCGTCAGCGACACGCCCGAGGAAGCGGCGCATGTCCGCCTCGGACGCCACGTCACGGTCGAACCCTCGGTTCTTGGTGAACCGGACAGCCATCAGCCGTCCACGTGACGGAGGGAGACTTCGACGTACACGTCCCGGGTGGGGGACGCGTTCATGGCGGGAGCGCCGACCACCTCGAAGGTGCGACCGAACCGGTCAGACACCCGGTCCTGCTCAGCCACCACCACCGTCGGCGGCAGGTACAGCACCCAGTCGGAGATGACGGTCTGCCGATCCTGGGTGCGTTCCTCCGAGGAGCGTTGCTCCATCCGGCCGCGCACCGACGCCGACGTGGTGAACACGTCCCCGCCGTTCCCGTAATCATCTGTCGCACCAGGAGTGCGCTTGAGGATCGTGACCGGCTCTGTAAGGAGACTCAGGAGGCTCATCGGCCCCCCGTTCGCACAACCCCCGCGACTCTCCGGTACCTGTCCAGAATCGCCTTCTCGGCGTTGAGGACACCGGCTCCGCCCGACGCTGCGACCGGGCCTATCGAGTACGAGTACCCACCGATCGTTTCACCGGTCAGACCGGAGCTCGCTGCCGGGACCTCAAGTGCCCGCTTTGCGATTCCGCACACGACACCGAGGATGGCCGCCGGCACAGCAAGGTCGCCGTGCGTGTATGTGACATCCACGTAGGAGCTACCGGGACTCCACCACGATTCGGAGGTCAAGGATGCGAGATTCAGGTGGCTACCCGCGAACCACTCGTGCGTGACCACCGCCCCGTACACGTCCACTACGGACGTGACGGAGACAACCGGTCGCTGCGGGAGGTTCACGTACCCGTTCACGACCGGAAGCCGAACCGTCTCGGTGACGCGAGCGAAGGGACGGCCCGTGTAGACCCGCACCGTCGCCGAAGCGTCATCAAGGAGTGCAACCGCCTGAGTCGTCTCCACATCCGTCAGAGAGCGACCCAGGCGGTCCTCGAGGTCGGCCACCGTTGCGAGAGCAGCCACGGTGACCTACCCCCTCAGGCCGTGGCCGGGTGGGAGCCGCCCTTGACGCCCGACTCGTCACCCTGGTCGTCAACGCGAGGCCGCTGCTCCTGCACCTCGATTGTGGGCTCGCCAGGCTTGGCGTCGGAGCGGCGAACCGTCTCGTGCGGCTGGTACGAGGAGGGCCCAATGCGACCGGTGTAATCGCCTCGCTTCGGACCGACGCCGAGGGCGTCCTCCGGGCCGGTCGGCTCCGAGGTGTCACCGGGGAGCATGGGGACCCCGAGGTCGAGAGCGTCGTCCTTTGTGGTCGAACCCTCAGGCTCGTTCACGGCCGGCTCGTTTGAAGCCGGCTTGTTGTTGGTGGCTGCCATGTGTTGATCTCCTTCTAGGAGGCGAGGACGCCGGTGAGGCGCGCCGCGGGCTTGGTTCCGAACAGGGCGACGCCGGTGTACCACTCGATGCGGGTCCGGAAAACGGGCTTGGTTTCGAGCTGGCCGAGGTCCATGACCTGCATGCCGCCGTTCGTGAGCCCGACGACACCCTGGTCGCCAAGACCGTCGCCGAAGTTGACGGCGTAGACCGAGGAGGCGGCCGTGTTGGTCCCCTGCGTCTCGGTCTGCGGGATGATCGGGGTGCCGTCAGCCTTGTTGCCGATGTCGACGATGGCGACGCCGTTGTAGGCGTCCACGGTGCGACCGATCGAGTCGACCGTCGACTGGGAGAACGTCTCCCGACGGGCTGCGGAACGGAACTTGGAGAGGACCGCTGCATTCGTGTAGAGCACATCGACCCCGGGAACGAGAGCGATCAGAGCGTCGATCTGGTCGAAGAACGTCTGACGGCTTGCCGTGTCCGTGTTGATCGCCGCACCGTTCACACCGCTGGAGATGACCTGACCGCCGGTGAGGCGAGCCTTGAGCCCGTTGAACGAGTTGGCGTCCGTGGCCGTGTTCCCGTTGATGAAGCTGTCGGAGAACTTGGCCTGAACCGACTTCGCCTTCAGGGTCGTCTGCGTGGCCCGCTGGTCGAACAGGTTGCTGCGGGTCGCCTGGAGGAAGCGGTCAACGTCGGCGTCGCCACCGAGGATGACCAGCGACTCCGTGGCCGAGGTCAGGGTGCCGGTCGACTCAGCGTAAGCGGCGTTGACGGCCCGGAACTCAGCACCGGAGAGGGTGCCCTCCATGTAGTACTTGTATGCGTTGCCTTCGATCGTCTCGAACGGGAGACGGTCGAGGACGACACCGGAGGTCGCGATGACCTCCATGACGCCACGGCCGAGCTGGTCGGTGGACTGCGCGGCGGCCTGAGCGAGGGTCAGAGCCATAAGGGATTCCTTCCTGTATCCCGTTCAGCCCTG